CCGTGCTACGACCATACAAACAATTTCTTCTTGGATTTAATGCAAGTGCAGCAATTGGATATAAAGAGAACTTCTCTCTTTCTTCACTATGTTCTTTATCACTTGCCTCAGTGAGACTTTCATCATGTAATGGTTCAAGCTCTGGATCAATTTCATAAATTTCTTCATTGTCCGGGTTATAGCCATTTTCTTCGTATTCTGATTTAATTTTTAACTTCTTTTCAGTTAATTTTGGGTTTAATGGTATTGGATCACAGAGTTGAATTTTATTTGTTGAACGAGTCCAATAAACTTCACCATCAATACGGAAGAAACGTACATAAACAGTACATTTTCCTCTTTCAAACAATTCTTCATCGGAATCATATTGACTTTTTTGCGATTCATAGTCATCAGGAACAATAAGACTAATAATCTTGTCATAGTCTTTCATTTTCTTTGAGACTGTTGCTCTAACAGCCTTGACTTCCATTCTCTTTTGGAATCCAACCCATTTTTGTCTTTGAATAGAATCAAGACGTGGGTTATTACAAGCAAAATCTCCAAGTGCAATATCATCAAGAGCAATCGAACCTTTTGCTTTACCTTTCACAATAGTGATGTCGTCGCTCCAGTAATGATATAAGAACCCAGATGCTCCAACTAAAGAATCACGAACTACGATGTCGCAATACTTATTCATCTCTATGGCTTTTTGAACATACTCATCAAATTTCTTAAGTCCATCAGTTGACATCTCTTTGTCAAAACAAGTGAAATTAAGTGTAACCGTTGTTCCTAAGATAGTTGCATGTTGAGAATCAACAACCCAAGCACAAATATTCTCGGTTGCTCTTGGCAAATCATCAGAATATCCTGCAGGGGTTTGTCTGCCTTCATACATTGCCCACCAATCAGGAATACACTCAGTAAAACCTTTTGTGTCCATATAGTGTTTGTGCTGTTCAAAAAACTTAGCATCAACGCTATATTGATTTTCAACACTAGATGTTGGGAGTTTTTTCTTAGTATTGCTCATTTATATGATTCCCTTTAAATAGGTCTTTACCTATGAGTTGTGCAGATTTTTGAGTTTCATTGCGCACATTAACGGCAATTCTCTCTAATTGTTCAGAAATGTATTTTTTAAGTTCCTCTTTTAAGTTGTCTTTTTCTTTAGAAAGCACGGCAACTTTTTCTTTTAGAATTTCATTTTCAGAAACAATATCTTCAACTTTCTTGGACAAAGCATCAAAATCTATATTTTTTATAAGAAAGAGACGATTAAGCAATTTAAGTGCCTTCTCTTCTTTTTTGGTAATTACGATACATTTGGTCTTTTCCATATACTTCCTTTTTCCTGCTCTGAATCTAACTCTCTAAATGGGAACGGTAATTTTTCTTCTTCGTGCTTTTTATAATTAACAGCAGTTGTTTGTTGATTGGTAAGCCCGGCAGTCAGTGCCATAACATACGCCATTACATCATCATCGTGGCAATTTGGGAGAGCGCCCATAATGTATTTGCCAGTCTTACCTATATCAAGAACTACGTAAGTAAACATTTCGTTAAGAGTGTTATCATCAACAATCTCATCAGGGCGGTCTCTAAACCTGCTTTTGAGATTGTTAATCATATCCTCTTTGTTAGAGCCTTGAGTCGAGATACCATACTTGCTCAAGACGTCTTCTTCATAACCTTGTTGATCTTGTCCGACAAATATCTTTCTATAACCGCATTTGGCGAGAGTTTTATTTGTGGACTGACCTCGGTTATTTTCAACAGCAATTAGTGCTGTGTTGTAGTAAGTCCCAAGGCAATACATATAGATGCCTAATTCATCAGGATCCATATTTTGCTTACGGAACTTAGCTACCTGCTTTCGGCAATTGCCATCGTGTCTTATGACCTGACCACTGTTGTAGTCGAGTCCGTGTGCACTTGAAGGATCAACCCCAATAACATACGGATACCCTGGAAACGGTTCTTCATAAATAATGACATCGCCAGTTGGATCATCTACGAATTCAATGTCAGTCACGCTGATACGCCTGCCATCTACGGAATGTATTTCCTTATATTCAAAATGACCTCTTTTCGCATATGTGACATCTCTTCTAACTTCTTCAAGTCTCTTTTGCACCTTCATTGCATTGAAGACTGAATGACCTGTTGTAAGGAATGCCTCATCTGGATATGTTGGGTTTTCTTGATGGAACAACTCGAGGCTCGATGAATCAATTTGAGCTCTTCTCCACATCAGTCCCTCTTCGGTCATGCCTTCGCTCCTGTAGTTTTCTAGAAGAGCGACTTCATCACCATATTTTCCAAATCGTTGTAGTTCTTCGCCGTGATATGGCATTTTGTATTTTTCATTTTTATGCCATGGCTCGAACCACCCTTTTAGAGATGTACTTTTTCCGCTATATGCGTTAATAAACAAATCACGGAAGAAGTTCATTCCTTTTGCTGTTGATTCAATAAACAACATAGAATCTGGAGAGAAAGGAACTGCGGAGTTAAGAGACGCCATTGCCTCTTGTTGTTTTTTCCACATTGCGAACTCTGAAGCGTGCGCCGCTCTAAGAGTTGCACCTCTCGCTAAGTCATCAGACACTGTTTCAACCGATACTGTCGATTCAACAATGGTAGAGAGCATATTACCTTTACGACCAACCGATTGAGTCGGTTTAAGTTCTTCAGGAAGATGATCATAGAATCTTTGATACATTTCGAAGATTCTCTTCGTGTGGTCATCCTTATCCGAGATAACTAATGATTCTCTATAAGGAGAATAGATAGTCATCGTGAAGATAATTGCTGCAATGAGAGTGGAAAACCCAAGTTGTCTTGCCTTTAACACTATGTACCTCACTGGACGATAGTGCTTCCAGTCATCCTCAATTTGAAGATAGAACTTCAACTGTTGAGGAGTGAGCTTGAACAAGATAAGTGGAGTATCTTCAACTTCCCCATCTAAGATTTCCGCCATCATGTTTTTTGGCTTTGGTCTTATGTAGAGGAAATTTTGGATAAAATCTAATACCCGAATCTCTCTGGGGTTACCGTTTGAATCCGGAACCACAACCGAGAAGTTTCTAATTCTCTCCATTTTCTTGTTTTTTAATTGACAAAGACTCGAGGAATTGGTCAATTGGTTTGCCCTTAGAAGTCACATCAATACTCTTTGGAGCAGCAATGCCTGCTGTTTCATAGAGTGCCTTTGTGTTCTGAGGCGATGGATTTGCAAGAACATAGCCAATAGTTTTCATATTGATTAAGTCTTGTGGCGTAAGCTCAGAGCCATCTGCCATCGTGAACTTGCCAGTAAGCAAAAGAGCAAGAGCAGTTTGGGCTGCGCTCGCATCGAGTTTGTCTCTTTTTTCGAACTTTGCCTTATCGAATCGTGCTTTTTCGCACTCTGGCATCATTTCAATCAAAATGTTGTCC